TAATTTTTTAAATTTGTATTTAATGTTCATAACTTTTATTTATAATTAAATGTACGAATAATTTTTTAAATATCCAACCCAAATAAAGTATTTTTTTTAGGACGTCCTCTTTTACGTTTTACTTGTGGGTCTATTGTTGGTTTAGGTTTTTGGACTTTAGCTTGAGTTTTATTTTGACTACGCATTCTTTTACGATTTTCACAAGGTGAAAATGGATGAGCTATACGTAAATAATTATAAAATGATCTTATATCTCCTTCCCAATCTATAAGTTTATTATATAATTCATCTTTAGTAAGATTAAAAGCAGTAGTAAATGCTTCTTCAAATTCTTCTAAGCGTTTATTTTCTTCTTTATTAAAATCCTCTATAAGTTTTTTGTATCTAACAAAATCTAAATGGGTTTTATCGTATTGATCTTTATAAGTATCTTTTTTTAAGTTAAGTTTTTCTTTAGCATTTATAACTACTAATTGCGCTTGCCAAAAAAATGATGGAAAATCAAAATCTCCATTATCAATACGATCAATAAGTGGAGCTCGTTTACCTAAAGGTGTAGTTTTATCAGCATGAGTTCTCCACCACATGAATTTATTATAATTTATTTTTTGATATTTAGATAAATGTTGTTCAACAACCGATTTAGGATGAATAATAAATGAATCTAAATAACAAGTATACATAAACCTTAATTTTATTCGAATGTACGAATAAAGATTTATAAAGCCAAATTTTTTTTAAAAATAAGTTATAGTATCATCATTAATTTTTTCAATATACTTACTTAAGCAATGCGTAATATTCTTTAAAGTGCTTTAATCTATCAGGAAGACCAATAGTTCCACCATTTACACATTTTGTAACTGCGGTTACTGATGCATCACTATCATCTTTACATTTATCCAAACAACGCTGAAAAAACCATGCAGCTGATAATAATGGATATTTGGTTGCTACTAAATCAGGATTAGCAGTTATATCTTCATTTATTGCTTTACCAAACGCAGTGTAATTATCTTTACCTGTTAATTGGATATAACCCCTACCTCTGAATTTATATCCATCTCCACTTGCTTCTGGGCCATTGCCCATTCTACTACCATATACTAAATTGGCAATCTTTTCAGGTTTTCTTTCATATTGAAGTGCTTTTGCTTCGGTTGGGAAATATTTTTTAAAAATACCCAATAAACCCTTTGCACCATAATTTAAATTTTCTTGAACCGCCTTAAAACCAGCACTTTCATGTCCACATTGTGCTAAAAAATGTGCAACTTCTAATGGGGTATCAATCTTAAATTTTGCAATTGTGGGAAGTTCAGCAAGAACTTTATCGGGAACATGCCCTTTTAACTTATTAAAATCCATAATTATTTCTTTTTAGTTGTTTTTTTAATGGGTTGTTTAATAACTTCTTTTACTGTTTTAGTTTCTGTTGTTTCAATAATTTCTTCTTTAACAGGTTCTTCTTCTTTCTCTACTTCCTCTTTTAAATTATCAAATTTTTCATCTAATTTAGTTACTTCAGTTTTTGCTGTTTCAAGCACATCAGCAACTTTTTCATCTAATTTTGTATTTGCAAATAAATACTTTAAAATAGCTTTAAATATTTCTTTCATAATAGTTTTGTTTTATTATAAATATGTAGTAAAAATTAAAAACGCTGCTATCCAAACTCCAGACATTATTCTATTAATTTTTTTATTTTGTTTAAGTTCAGCAGTAATTTCTCTTTAATATGTTGCTGTTTCTGATGTTAGTATACTATCTAATAGCATATTCATTTCCATTGATTCTTTTAAAGTCGAGTCGTATTTTAAAACATGATTAATTAACAATCTATTTTTAACATATAGTGAATCAATAGTAAATTTATTAGCTCTAAATATATTATTAATATCATCTCCTTGCTTTTTTGTCATAACAACAACCGTGTCATTATCTTCAATTCTCTGATAAGGGTACGATTGGCTCCAACTTAAAAGGGGAAGCAGGAATAGTATCAAACTTAATAAATGCTTTGGTTTCATATAAAACAGTAGTTAATTGTTGTTTTTCTTCTATTAATTGTTCTTTTTCAATTACTAGTTGCTGTTTTTCTTGTTCTAAAGTTTGTATACTTTCTTGCATATTTACTACTTTAGTAATAGCAACTTGATCTATTTTTTTAATTAATACATTTACTTTTTTCATTTTTTCTTGAGACTTTTTAAGTAAATCATTTAATTCTTTTTCTTTAGGATCTATTGGTCGAGGATTATCTGCTAGTACTACGGTTAATCCAATAATAGCAGTTACTGCTAATATAAAATAGTAATTATTTATCTTCATTTCTTAGGATTTCTAACATTTCAACTTTAGATGACATATAACCTAATGTAGAATCACTTTTACGAATATGTTCTGTTAATATATCTACTTTTTGATTTAACATAACTACCTCTTCGTCGCATTTTGAAACTTGACCGGAGTAATTCATTTTTATATCTATGTAAAGATAACCAATAGCAACTATTATTATAAATAGTAATCCTTTTACAGGATCCTTACTAAATTGTTCAAAAGTTATAGATGTTTTCATATATGGTATTATTCTTCAGTTTTTTGACAATTGCAGTCATTTTTCTTAAAAATTTTATCTGCAGATGCTAATCCTAAAGATCCGAATGAAAGAGCAGCAACAGCATTAATTAATGAATCTGCAGGAGCAATATTAGAATCAGTAAATTGGTTGTGATACATTGTAAAACACAACATCAAGCCCGATATAATACCGACAAATTGTTTTGAGGAAAATTTTCCTTTTTCGTCTTGAAAAATTTGGGAAAAGAATTTTTTCATGTTTTATAGTTTTAAATGAAACATAAGTAACCATTAAAAACTATTTACCACACAACTGTCTATCGATACATATTATGAAATTGAAAAAAGAAAGCTTGGTTTCCCAAGCTTCTTTCAAAATAAAAAATAAAATTATCTTATTCCACCCCTGTATCCAATAGATGAAAAGCGATCATATTCTATTCCTTTAATTGGTGTAGAACCACGCATATCAGCAGGTTTTGCACCATCAAATACTGTAAGATCAATTGGCTCACCATCTATTGCTAGCTTATAAGTTTCAATGCCCTTTTTTGTATAAGGAATTTGTGTTTTTTCAGATTCTCCATCACCAACATTAGCAACAACGAAATTAGTCATAGGCCAACTTGTTATTGGAAATCCTAGTAACGTAATTTTTGCCCCTTCTTTAAATTTCTTTTGTAAATTTGTTAGAAGATTTTTTGCTGCCTCGTATTCTGTTGGAAGTTTAGGTTCTGTTGGAAGTTTAGGTTCTGTTGGAAGTTTAGGTTCTGTTGATAATATATCTTCAATTTCTTCTCTAATAAGTTGTCTTAGTTGTAATACTTTCATATTAGTTTAATTTTTGTTTGTTATAAATATACGAAAAAAAAGAAAAATCGCCTAGCTTTCACAAGAGACACAATCAGAAAATCTTTGAAGGTTATCGCCTCGTAATACACTTTCTGTTCTTAGATAATAGAGTGTTTTAATACCAAGTTTCCAAGCTTCCTTATGAACCATACTAATGTCTTTAGGTGAATCATTAGGATCAAAACATAAATTTAACGATATAGCTTGGTCAACATATTCTTGTCTAATAGCATTTTGTTTTACTATCTCAAGTTGGTTAATTTCCTTAAATGTCAAGAATATTTCCTTTTCTTCAGGCGACAATATATAATCTGGTAGTCCTAAAATTGAACCTTGATCTTTAAGTATTTGATCCCATACACTATCAATATTATATCCTTTTTTCTCTAATAGATTTTCAAGAATTTTATTGCGTTTAATGAATACACCTTTTGCTGTTTTAAGGTTATATACATTAGCAGGAATAGGTTCAATTGAAGGTGATACTCCACCTGAAATGTGAGCATTAGAAATAGTAGGAGCAATAGCTAGGTGATGTGAATGTCTTAAACCCGTACCCTTACACCATTCGGGTTCACCGTACACCTTAGCTTGATCGCGAGATGCTTTTAATACCTCGTCTTGTATAAATCTAGATATAATACGAGTTAATGAGCTTGCTTGAATACCTATAAATGGTAATTCTTTTGATTGGAGTAAAGTATGCCATCCTAAAACACCAATACCAATTGCTCTACCCTTAGTAGCAGAACGAATTGTATTTTCCATAAACCTCATGTTCTTACCCCTGTCGATAAATTCTTGGAGTACACCCTCTAAAAACCAGCAGGTTAATTCAGGTAATGTCATTCCGTTTTCAAATTTATAGTTTTTCCATTCGTCCCAACGAGCTAAGTTAAGTGAAGATAGACAACAAATAAAGGAATGGAGTTCATCCGAAAATAGTGCAATTTCTGAGCAGTTATGTACTACGGCATTGTTTGCATAGAAGTTTTGGTTGTCCTGTACTGTTACATCATATACTGGTTTTTTAACTTGAAGTTTTGTTATTTTTAATCCCATATTTTAATTTTCTTTATATTTCCATTTATAACCATAAATTGTAGGTCTTTTACCCTTTGCACATTCTTCAATAGCGGCTCCGGTTTTTTTACCTAAAAATTGTGCTACTATAGTTTGAGATTCCCATTCTTTTATAAAATTACCATTTAAATCAAATTGTAATATCACTTTATTATTTTCACCTAAATTATTTAATCTAGCTTTTCTTTTAAAAAACCATAACATAAAATCCATCATCGCCTTCATCAGGATCAGGATCTCCTTCACCTACATATTCATAAAGTATATTATAGTTTTGAAATATTGATTTTAATTTTTCTAAAGTATTGTTATAATCTTGAACTACTAAATATCCTCCCAATTTTAAAGCATCATCCACTGTTTTTTTAATTTCTAATGAGTCTTGGAAATTATAAAATGAGTACGACATGTTAATAAGATTTCTAGGAGATAATTTAATATATTCATTTAATGTGATTTTTTCATAATTGGGTTTTTAATTGTTTTAATTCATGGTTATAAATATTAATAAAATTATCAGTAGATTCAATTACATTTGTTTTATCTGTTAAAACATTGTATTCTATTTCACCCACTATTTTATCTTCTATAACATTTAAAAACCATATTTTTTGCCATTCTTTTTGAATAAAAACCAATAGATCTTCTTTCTCATTAAATATACAAAAATAATCTCTTACCTCCAAATTTCTAGTAGATTGATTTTTAGGTAATCCCAAAAATGTACCTTTAGAGGTAGGGATTTTTTCTGTAACGTGAGTTTTAGTAAACAAGTTCATCTTCTTCTGTTAAATGTTGTGCTTCAACCCACCCTCTATTTTTGGTCAATATTTTATGTTCAGGTGTACATTGTAATTTAAATCCGGTTGTTTCATCTTCTATTTCTAAAAGTTCAGCATCTGGGTTTGTCATTCCAAAATTAGTGATAAGTTTATATTCTTTTTCAAGTGTTTCTTGATTGTAACTTAAAATATATACTTCTGAATGGGTTTGGAGAATAAATTCAAGGTCTTGGATTTCAATTTCTTTTGTTTCTTCTCCAACTTTGATTTGAATTTTGGTATTACCTGTTACGCAAATATTTGTAAATTCAACCTTAAGATTATTATTTTTATATGCTTCAGGGTTAGCATTATTGATATTATCATCAAACATAATGTAAGGTTCACCCGTTTCTAAACGTGATTTCAAAATTTCACCCCACAAACGTAATGCTTTTGGGTCTCTATTTTCAACACGATTCATAAACTTATCATCAATAACAACACATTGATGCAAATTTAAACATTGTCTGTTTACATCACCTTTGGGACGACGAATGCCTAAAAATTCTTCAATATCGGGGTGATTAATAGATAGGTTAACAGAAGCAGCACCTCTACGAACTGAACCTTGGTTTGTAGCTAAAATTGTTGAATCGTATATTTTAGCCCAAGGCACAACGCCTTCGCTTACACCATTGTCTTTAATTGGTTTACCTCTGCCTCTAATACGAGACATTCCTATACCTACACCCCCACCTTGTGAAGTTAAACGCATTAATTCCGAATTAGCATCAGCAATACCCTCAATAGAGTCGCCTACGTTAATTCCAAAACATGAAATTGGCATCCCGCGTTCAGTACCTAAGTTAGAAAGTACAGGTGATGCTAAACATAGCCAATTTTTAACTATTGCTTCGTAAAAATATGGTTGTAAATCTTTACGTTTTAGTCTGCGAGCTGCTGCTTTACTAACTCGTCTAAATGCATCAAATACATCTTCATCAGGTAATAAATAACCTTTTGATATCATGCTGATAGCAATATCGTCCATATATTCAGGATAATTTTTACCTTTAACCCAGTTTGTTGTGTCTATTTGTATACTCATAATTTTTTATTTTATAAATCGTCCCAATCTGCAGTTGATTTAGCGTATTGATTGTAGTTTTAATGCCATATTTTAAATTTGTCTATTACATTTATAACTGATGGAGGGATATTTTGATAAGTCCATATTGCTTCTCCCATAAAAAAATTAGGATCTTCAAAAAATTTATAATTTTTTAATTGAGATAAATCTATTTGAAGTAAATACATTTCATTTATTTTATCTTTATTTGTAGAAGTTTCCCACAATGTATATGCTAATTCTTCTAATGCATCTTTTTCAATATCAGACGTTAAATATATTCTTCCGGGGTGGTCACCTAATTTTCCTTGAGTTTTTGGAGTTAATCCTATTATTTTAATTTTAGACCATTTTATGTCTGGTGTAATATGGTAAGCATATTTAGAAGTAGGTACTATTTCTTGATCATATTTTGCTTCATACCTTATTTCTACTTCATGTTTTCCTATATATTTGTCTACAGATGTTGAATATTTACCTGAACCACCAATATATGAAGGGAACCATCCAAAACTATCCATTACTTTATTTACTTTATTTAGATAGTTTTTATCTAAAGTATCAAATATGAGAGTTATAGTTTTTGGATTATCTTCCCAATTTGGTGGAAACTTTACTCCATATCCTGCTTGTTTGATTACTTGAGGAAGAGTTTTACTAGGGCTAACAGTAGATAAAAATTCAGTTATAACTTGATGTTCTTGGATTTTTTTATATAATTCAAAAGCATAAGTATCACTCCATTTTTGAAGCAAAGGATATTGCTTTTTTATTTCATTTATTTCTTTCATTTGTGAAAAAATCTTTATGTTAAAGGTCTGACCAATCACCTGTAGATTTTGAATAGTTAGTCACACGATTGGAAAAGAAATCAGTATGGCTTTTACCACTTGTTAAATGTCCAAACCATTCAATCTGTTTAAGTAAATTCGGGTCAATATCGTTATAAATTGCCTTATATCCAAGTTCAACCATCTTATCGTTTGCTCTTGCTTTAATAAAGTTTTTAAGTTGTTCTTTGGTTAAGCCTTCAATATTACCCATTTCAAAAGCCTTGTCAATAAAGTCAAATTCAAGTTGTACGGATAAATGGCAAGCTTCAATAACCTTATCTCTTAGTTCGTGGGTATCTAAATGTGGTTGTTCTTGTAGTAGTGTTCTAAATAACCAACAACCAGCTTTTGAATGTAATGATTCGTCTCTTACCGACCATTCTACAATCTGAGCAGTGCCTTTCATTAAATTGCGAAGCTGAAATGACATTAGTACAGCAAATGATGAAAATAGATTTACACCTTCTGTAAAAGCAGAAAATATAGCTAATGATAATGCTTTTTCTTCTAATGTATCCCCAGGTAATTCTACTAAACGATCAATTTTAGCCTTAGCCTCAGCGTCTTCTAAAAAGGCTTGAAAATTATCTAAGCCAAGTTCTTCATTTAACCTAGCATAGGCCTTAGAATGAATACTTTCAAAATCAGCAAATGCTCTAGCCATTGATTGGATTTCAGGGATCTGAAACCATAAAGATACTTTAGTTGACCAATAATCGTTTACATGAACTTCAGTTTGAGCAAATGATTTTAAAATATTACCTATAAGATTTTTTTCACTTTCTGTAAGTTTAAGTTTCCAATCATTCAAATCTGATGCAAGCGGAACCTCATTAGGAAGCCAATGAGCGGCATGTTGTTGTTCAAAATAAGTATCAGCAATTTGATACTCAAAAGGTTTATAAAATAAGCGGGGTATAGTTAGTGGCATATTTATTATATTAGTTTATTACTTTTGTTTCTATTTCCTATTTGGTCTGTATATCCAAAATTTTTTGCTATTTCTGTTGTTTTAAATAAGGGTTGTGTATTTTTATAATTAAAAGCTTCATATATATTTTTTTCTTGAGTTAAATCAAAAGATGAAAGAGGAGTTTTATGATCTATTTCCCAAACTATGCCATAATTTTCCCAGTTCATTTCTTGTAAAAACATATTTTTTAAATATACAATATATTCTTTAATAGAACAACTTAAATATTTAATAGTAGGTTCATTTTTTCCTTTTTTTAAATGATAATTTATTATACTTCCTATTGAATCTTTTATTTTATATTCTATATTATTTTGTCTTTTTTGTTTAATGTATTTTCTATCATATTCTCTTCGTTTATTTTTATTTTCAAGATTTGAATAAAATTTCTTAAATGAATTTTTTTTAATTTCTTTATATCTTTCTGAGTTGTTTTGGGTCCAATTTTGAGTAGATTTAATTAGTTTTTCTTTGTTTAATTTATTCCATTCTCGACATTGTGCATATATAACTTCTTTGTTGGATATGAGACGTTGTTTATCATATTCTTTTTTACAAGATTTACATTTATTTTCAAACCCATCCTTAGAAGTTTTGCTTGTAACAAAATTATAACTATTAACTTCTAACCATTGATCACAATATTTACACTTTTTCATACTTACCGTTTTATTATAACTATTACAACTTTTAATAAAATTGCTATCCAATGAGCGCGATGATAATAACATCATACACTTAGGTTAAAAAATTTACTTGCCAACATTTGTCTATCTAATTCGTCAAAATTAGTATTTTTAGAAGGTGGTGCTGATTGTGCTTCTGGTTCTTCATCTCCTAAATCACCTGTGATTTCAAAATGGCCAGTAGAAGTATCTATTCTTGCTCCAAACGTCATGCCATCCATACCATATCTATTTTTCATAATGTGAAATCTACCAGTTCCATTTACTTTATCTTGACGTTTACGAGAGAGTGATATAGCCACATCGGTAATCATAATCTTATCATATGATCCCGCTGCTTTATCACCCTCAATAATATCATCTTTTGCACCTGCGCGATTTACTTGCGAAACTGACCATACAGGTAAATTTAATTCACGAGCTAATCCTTTAGTACTAATATAAATATCATCAATTTCATCTTTACGTTCACGATTTGTCTTTTTAGAACGAAGAAGATCTACATAGTCGATAATAATTAAATCAGGTTTAAATTCTTGGTCTATACATTTTTTAATATGAGATTCGATAGTAGAAATAGATGCTTTACCCGGTGAATACTCTTTTATAATTAATTGTCCTGGTAGATTTGATACAGCTTGTTCAACTTGAGGTCTGTGCGGTGTTTCCATTATACGATTAACAGGTATTTGGGTAAAAAAGGCATCGTATCTTCTACCAACATAATCTTCACCTAATTCTAATGTATAATGAATAACATTAAAACCCATACTTACAGCATAACCACCTAAAGCAATTAGGGTCCAAGATTTACCACCACCAGGATTACCAAATATAAGTCCAAAATCGCCATTACCAAGTCCACCTTGTAGTAAAAGATTAAAATGATCCCAAGGAGTAGGTACAACAATTCTGTGATCGTCTCTATACCTAGATTCAACATCTTTATTATATTCGTGCCCTACATTCTTATCTTGTCCTGCTTTTAAAGCGTTATCAATTAATGAACGTATAGAATCATAATCACCAGAATTTAAAAAATCAACACTTGTAAGCAATGCTTTTTTAAGTTGTTGATTCTTACAAAAGTTTGAAAATTCTTCTTCAACATATACTAAATCTTCATCAGAGGATTTGTATGCTTCTCGTAATTGTTCTTTAATAGAGATTTGTAATACTTCATTATCAATTTTTTTTAGCTCTACTTTTAATACTTCCATTGAAGGAGTTGTATGATACTTATCAAAATACTTTAATATTTCTTTGATAATCCACTTATGCGCTTGATTTAAAAAGTATTCCTCTGATAGTATATCGTGTATACTAATTAAAAATTTTTTATCTGTTAATAAGCATGAGATTACCTTTATTTGGAAGGCATTCCCATATCGATCTAAAGTTTGTAATGTCATAACTATTTTTTATTTATAACTTGCTAAATTTGTGAAGCAATTTTTTAACCAAAAATCTACATTTCTGATTATGTGCCCAAGTCCGTCTTCATTATAAAGTTCTAAAAATTCTTCGGGATGAAATTCGGGAGTGGGACTTTCAATAGCATTTTGAATATTGGTTTTATCTTTATCATCTAATAATGGGTTAGATAAATCCATAATTTTATAATTTTGTTCTAATCTATTTCTTTCTAAAACTATTCGAGAATACACGTCGTGTTGTTTATATTTTGATTCTGCTATTTTAAAAATATTTTCTAATGTAAGTATTTGATTAGCTAATTCAGGAAACTTTTTTAATAATCCTTTTTCACCTAATCCTTTCACACCAGGTACTTTATCAGATGCATCACCTAAAAGTACTTTACGTAATATAAAATTTTCAGGTATTAACCCAAACTTTTCTTTTACTTGATGATGTGAAAATATTTCTTTTTCTACGGGACGATACACATCAACTTTTGGATTGACAAGCTGTAAAAAATCTTTATCAGAAGAAACTATTGTTATTTTAGTATCATATTTTTCAGGCATATACTTTGACATATAAGCTATAATATCATCCGCTTCTGCTTTATGTATTGATAATAATTTAACCGGCAAACATTGTAAATAATGTATTAATCTCGATATTTGCCCAACTTTAGCATCATTTTCATCATCAACATCATCAAATACTTCCCAGTGTGTAATTCGCGTTAAATTTCGACCAGATTTGTATTCGGGAAGCAGGTTTCTTCTATTTGTAGAAGAACCTGCTCCATCGAATACTATATAAACAGAAGATGGTTTTATTTTATCAATTAAATATCCTAAAGAACGTATAAAACCCCCCATTCCACCAACATGCACTCCTTCAGTATTTGTAAAGCGCATTGTTGTAAAATTTCTAAAAAATAGATTTAATGCATCTATTAATAAGACATGATTATGTTTTGAGGAAAATTTATCCTCCTCCTCAATTACATTATCAAGGAGTTTTAGTAGTTCTTTATTCATATTTAATCTGGTTCTTGAGAGAATATATTGGTTGCTTCGAATGTATCTTCTTCTTCGAAGATATCAAAATCTATTCCACCAAGTATGGTACTCCATTCAGCAGCATGTGTATCTTTATACAACTTAATCTCTTTATCAGAATCATTAATAAAACCATGAGGTGTTATAATAATTTTACCTCTTGATTGAACACCATTAATATGATTTTTATCAATTTGAATATTAGTACGTTTAGCAAATTCAACTTGTTTACCATCCTTAATAGCTTTAATTTTACTAGTTCCAGCATTAGCTACATTTCCAAATGTAATAACAAATGTTGCATCAAACCACATCGCAAATCCACCTTTATTCATTAGTTTAGGTTGTCCCATAGGGACCTCAGCTTTAGCTGTCCAAACTTTATTAACACATACTAATGTATTTGTGTAAGGTGATGATTCTTTGCGTGATAAAGTAATTTTTTGGTTTACATTATTACCAAATTGAGTTGACATTGCACCTGCATTCCATTCATTATTGTTTTTATTGGATTTAACTGAGAGTTCACATGGT